ACCTCCAACGCCAGTGAAGCTCGTTTATGAATTCCAGGCGAGAGATGAGAACGGAATACCGATAGGTCGTCGTACACACCTAGAGGCATTCTCACAAGAAGAGCTCGACAAGAAGAAGGAAGAAGCATACGAACAGGCAGTTCGTGCCTTCCATCGCTTGAAGTCACAGAAGCCAACATTTAACAAGCCAGTTCAGGAATCCTTGAGCGACGAGCAGATCGCCAAGATTATCGAGCAGGCTAAAACCGAAACGGATCCGGCTAAAGCGGCCGAGATAGCTCGTGGAGCGGCTCAGACTCTCTCAGTATCTGAAGAGGCTGCAAAACTCAGAGAGGCTAGCGCCAAAGCCACACAGGCATACGCAGAAGCCGCAGGCATGAAGATCGCCTATGAGTGGATGAGATTACACGTCCACGACTACGAGCAGAACGATGCAAACTCCAAGTTGATGTCTGAATATCTGACCGTCAATGACATGCCGGTCACACTCGACAATTTGGAAATTGCATTCAACGTCCTTGAATCACAGCTGTCTCGTCCAGAGGCAGCCACAGTTTTACCCGCACCATCTCCGGCTAATATCCCGGTTGTGGCTCCGGTAGTAGAGACCGTAGCACCCGTAGTATCAGTCGCAGCACCGGTAGCTCAACCGGTTGTTGAGGCTCCGGCAGCGCCAGCAGTGCAGCAAAATGTGCTCGCACCTGTGAAGCGCCCGGGAGTTGTCGGTGGAATCGTTCCTGGTCAGCTGTCTGGCTCACGCCCGGCACTTGGCGTCAAGAATGCACCGAAACTCACAATGGCAGATGTTAAAGCTATGTCCCGCGAGGACTACAAGAAGGCAATGAAGAATCCCGCAATGCGCGCCGAAATCGAACGCGTAGCGCGGTCAGCACCTCGCAAGGGCATGCAGTAATAGTCAGCCCCATTCTGAGCAACGTAGGACATCAAGATGAGCGGACCAAACCCCTCAGCATCAAACGTATCAAACGTTCTAACAGCACAGGCGATCTTGTTCGATAAGGAACTGATCCCGAACTTGAAGGGCGAAACAGACGCATTCGTATCAGCCGCAGAGCGTCGTGTACAGCCGTTGAATGCCGGTGTAAACCGTACGTTCTTCAGCTACAACACGCTAGCTGGCGACACGGTACAGAACGCGGACGGAACAGTTGGCGCACCGGAAATCGTGTCACAGGTTTCATCTCCAGCCCAGATCGGAGAATGGAACAACTACACGAACTTCAGCGCGTTCGTTATCGCATCAGCGATTGACGAGTTGGTCGGTAACTCGGCTAACGAACTAGGCTACCAGGCTGGACAGAGCATTTCAGAACTGTACAGCGCCGTAGCAGATAGCGCATCTCTCGTTGACGCCAACGTTAACCAGAGCAGCTTGCTTGCATCACCGTACACGTTGGATCTCGCAACGGTTCGTACATTGAAGCAGCAACTAGTCAGCAAGAACGTTCTGCCTAACAAGGCAGGAAAGTTTGCTGGCGTTATCAGCCCGAACGTCCTAGGCGATATCTACAACGCAACGACAGTGAACAACTCAATCGTTGACTTGTGGAAGTACGCCAACATGGAGAAGTTCGACAGGATGGCAGGTTCGGACCAGAAGATGGAAATCGAACTGCCAGGCACGAACATCGTGTTGAAGCAGACACCGTTCGTGACGACAACCACGAACTACCAGGCGTCCGGCAAGATTGCTTACCGTACATACGTGTTCGGTAACTACGCAATGATCGGCGTGTGGCTCGAAGTTCCGGGCGACACAGACTTGGACGAAGGCGATTGGCGGACCATAGAATGTCGGGTCGTGACAGACGCCCCGCCCTCCTCTTTTGATCCGACAGCGACGATTGGAGGATGGGCGAGTTATCGCTTTCATCAAACAGTCACGTTGCCGCCACAGACGGGCCTCAACTCTCAGAGGATCCGCTACATCGACTCAGTTCCGGCCATTCAGTAAGAACACTTTCCCACAGTAGGCATACTGTGGTATACTGATTAGGGGCGTGCCATAACACGCCCCAGATCACTCTTTATGGAGAGCGCATGAGAAATCCTAAATATAGAGCGCAGTATGCGTGGAAAGCACGAAATAAAAAGAAAGTAAGGAAAATTCAACAAATCTGGCGAGCATCTAATCGCGACAAAGTTAGAGATTATGATAGACAGTATTATTTGAGTCACGGAGATGAAATAAGAGAAAAACATAATCGTCGCATTAAGAAACTAAGAAAAGAAAATCCAGAAATTTTTAGGTCTCGCGATAAGGCGTACTACCAGGCTAATCAGGAGAAGGTTGCAGCAGGACGTCAAGCCAGTGAAATACGCAGAGTTATTTTTATTCTCACGGGCAAATCAATCCAGAAAGGAATGGATATCGGAAGTCTTTACGATAGTATGGTCTCCACTATTAAAAAGACCTCTTTAAAAGCCGCTAATAAGTTTCCCTTCGGCAGGCCCGACGCCCTTATATTTAAAACTGAATGGAAGTTTGGGTTAGATCGCTTACGAAGCAATCAATTCGTTTGGAATGTTTTGAATGGTTTTGATTGTAAGGTTCGATGGGCTTCATCATGCGATGTTTTTGAAGATAGTTTTAACGGTCATAAAAACAAAAGTCGACTTTTTAATTCGTATCGAGAGTTTGTTGTTTGGGAGTATGGAATACACCATGCCAAAAATGAATAGTCCATCGATGAGGGATTTAGATAAACCTTTTGAGTCTTATCATGATATATCTACAACTAGCGAGTCTATTAAGCAATTGTTAGCTGATGGTACTCCTAATTGGATGCGTTTCCCTCATGAATATAAAGCCTTTGCTCAGGAGTCCATGCAGGCAGAGCGTGAAAATTCGCAGAGGATGGTGGCAGAGTATAAGTGGGTCGATCAAGAGTTACTGGCTAACAGAGAGAAGACCAACGGCATCGGCACTCGTGATTTCATCGCGAAACTCCGCAATAACGGAGTGAAGTGTTTCACCGTAGATAATGGGTTCCCTCCACAGACAGTCGCTCTATGGGCTATACCACCAGGGCAAGGTCAGAAGGCCCGCTACGTTTGCTACTTGCAGGTTCCTGCAATGTACGAATGGAGCATCCTAAAGTTAGACCAGCACGGAATCCCCGTCGGTGAAGACTTTCGAGGCTGGCGTACGGTAGCAGTGCAGTTGGTTCAGAAGGAAATTCTTACCGAGCAAGCAATGCACGAGATCTTCGGCGTTCCCACACCGAATGCAAACTCAGCACGGTATTTCAGAACATTGTGGGAAACACGTCACGGAGCCCGCTACGCGGATCCGGATAGTTTAGATTAAGGAGCTACTCAAAGGGGAGAACTTTTCCCGAGGGCAAACATATGGCAACCGATAACGTAAAGGTAAACGCAACATCTGCAGCACCTGTAGTCTCAAAAGAAGAGATGACAGAAGCACTGAGAGGCAACGACAGCGCAAAGATGGACTTGCTGTTGAATTTACTACTCAGTCAGAAAGAACGCGAGTTGAAGGAAGCCGACTCGAAGCAGCGCGGCTTAGATCAACAGGACTTCACGGCGCGTCAAGAAAGCAAGGCCTACTTCCAGAAGAAGGTCACAGATCAATCCCGCTGCAGTCACATGAAGGGAAACGGAACACGCACCCCTAGCCAGGCGATTGATTACAACATCGGCACCCATCAGTTCATTGATGGGAGATTCGAGAAGAAGTGCCTGACCTGTAAAGCTATATGGCAGCAGTCAGACACAAAAGAATTTTTCGTTCGTAATGGACGCAAATTCCATAACTGGACGGGTTTCGGTTGGGATGAAGTATCCCGCTGGCCGTCAACGAACAAGATCACCCGGTCTGAGATACCAGCAGCCGGAAAGACGGAAAGCGTACCGACATCAGAAGACGGAACGGAGCTTCCGGACATGCAGTTCTAATTCACCCATAGCCATAAGGCTCCGAGGGGCGGCGGTTTCCGCCCCCTATTTTCTCTTGCATTCAGGAAAAAGATGACCACAGTAGCTACTTTCAAAACTTCTCAATCCACCACATTCGACTGCATCCAAACACATTTTAGCGCCCTCACCTACCTGCGCGAAGGATATTTTAATGTCATCCCCAACTAAAACATCTCAGAACGTTTGGCCTACAACACCTGGTGAAGATGTTCTTCAAATCCAGCAATCGGGCGGAGAAGTTGTTGGCGGAATCGACAGTACTGGAGCTCCGTTCGGAAATTTAGAAACAACCGCAGGGCTCACTAGCGTGTCTACAGATACTAGTTTATCAGGAAAAGGCACACCTGCGTCTCCATTAAGCATCGCAAGCGTCACAACCTCTGAGGTGAGTGGAAATAATTTAACTCTTGGGTTAGATGCAGGAACTTCCGGTTCACTCACTTTGAATTCTAACGGCACGACCAAGACGCAACCAGCACAGATTTCAAATGGGAACTGGTACCCAACAGCAGCCGTTCCTTATTTTCGTCCTACAACGGCAAGCACCCAAGGCATTTTAGATGTGATGAGCAATGGCTCTACAGTCGCATCTCAGCTTGATGCTTGGATAGATGTTTGCTCAACCGACATTACTTTGGATAGTACAGATTTTGAGTGCGTATCGATTCACAAATATCCTACGTATAGTTCTGTAGGCAGCAAAGCGCAAGGAACTGGTACAGTTCGTCCGCTTGCTGTTAATGAGTTCGGCGGAAACGTAACTGTCGGCGGCAATTCTTCTTTCCCCGCCGCCTTATTCGTATCGTCCGGCGCGATGGTTTCTCAATCAGTATCCCCGTCTATCGTCGCGGGCGCATTAACAATTAATGCCGCTCAAGGAAATACTTTCAGGGTAGTGCTAACTGCAAACGTTACGTCTATGACGATAACGAACCCAGTTCAAGGACAGATTATTACGATTCTTTGGGTCCAGTCTTCCGGCGGTAGTCAGACTGTGGCATTCGCGTCAAACTTGAAAGGCGCAACTGCACCCTCTTCGGCTGGTAGCTCCGTAAGCGTTCAGCAATTTACATATGATAGTACAAACTCAAATTGGTACGCTGTTTCTGCTGGCGTAACAGGAATGTAATATGGCATTTGGATATAAAGCGAGCAGCGCGCACGGCGTAACAAATACGACCGGTACCCCAGCAACCTGCGCTTATGGTGTGAATGCTAGCGTAGGTGATTTACTTATTTTTTGCGTTAGATTTAACGGAACAACGCCGGGAACTATAACGGTTAATGATACTTTAGGCAATACGTATAGTTTGGTCCCCGGTTGGCCCGTCACCCTGAATTCGGAAGGGTGGATGTATATGTATTACGCGATCTCAGGTTCGGCGGGAGCCTGTACCGCCAGCTTCGCATATACTGGAACAACTGAAGAATGTGACATGGTTACTGCGATTTATACAGGCATGTCTGCGACGCCGTTTGATAAAACGGCTAATGCAACTGGAACAGGAACTTCGACAGATTCGGGTGCAACTGCTACGACGTCCAACGCCAATGAAGTTTTAATTGGTCTCGCTACCGATAGTAGTGGACTTTGCACATTTACAGCCGGAACAAATCTCGCATACACTCTGCGTATTCAGCAAAATACTGTTTTCTCCTTAGAGGATGTTAACGTCGCGTCAACCGGGCAGTACCATGCTACGGGCAATATGAGTCCTAGCACAACGTGGCAGCAGGCGATTGTAACTTTCATGGCCGCTGCTACATCGTTCTCTATATCAGGAAACGCTGGTGTGGCTGGTGCAAATGTAGCGTATTCTGGCACGGCAGCGGGTAATGTAACTGCGGATGGCTCTGGTAACTATACGATTCCGAATTTGGCAAATGGTTCGTACACAATTACACCGAGCTTAGCTGGCTATACATTCAGTCCGATATCACAAAACGAGACCCTGAGCGGCTCGAATATAACCGGAGTGAACTTTACAGCCACCCCCACCACGTCATCTATTTCTGGAAACGCTGGGGTGGCAGGTGCTAACGTAGCATACTCAGGTGCGGCATCTGGTAATGTAACGGCTGACGGTTCAGGCAATTATACAATTTCCGGGCTAGCAAACGGCGCGTATACAATCACTCCTAGTTTTACCGGGTACACATTTAGTCCGACATCGCGGAATGAAACAGTCAGTGGAAGTAACATCACTGGAGTTAATTTTATCGCAACTCCGCAAACATCCTTTAGTGTTACGGACAGCAGAGTGTCTCCGTTCGGCCCCAACAACGCTATTAATGTTAACGGCACGGAAACATACACTCAAACGCCCAATTGTTCTCTGCGCTGGTGGTTTGATACGTCATTCAATCACACTCAGTGTCTCCCAGAGGATTGCCGAGCAGCAGGCGCACCAGTTGCAAGCGGAACCTATCCGCAGAACTCTAGAGTGAAGGGCGGATAATATGGCAACCAGCACTTACAACGACACATCGACAGTCACCGTTCAGAATCTAGTTGACATCGCTCAGCTAAACGGCGACACAGAGCCAATCGTAAACGCTGCGGGTTTTTCAACCCTGTTGCCTTTTACAATTTGCAACGATGTTATGAACGAGATCTTTGCGCAGAACTTCCCGTGGAAGTGGAACGAGAACAATCTACCACAGTTCTACACGAATAGTTACCAGCAGGACTATGCGCTCGTGTACCCTGTTACCGGTGCATCGGTGATTGGTATGTCGTGGCTGCAACGCGGCGTCGCAATCGACATCAACAACACCGCTATCCCGAAGCCGTTCGTTACAATCGAAGCTGGCCGAAGTCAGCAGCAGTCGACAGCAACGTTCTGGAACTCAGCGACGAACAATCCCGGCTTCGTTGTAAACTGGATGCCAAACGCAGAGCTCTATTATGGTACATGGGGCGGAAGCAATCTAGGCACGAACTCTTTCGGCAACAACCCGTATCCCGGAGCTTCATACCAGAACCCGCTGGGCATCGGCATCACCGCAGCCTCATGGGCGGCTACGGGTGGTGGACAGGCAACCTTCACCGTGACTTATCTCCCGACGGGAACCGCAGCCGGTTCTCCGTGGGTGGTTTCGAACGTATATCCCGTAGCCTATAACGGCACATGGGCAGTCGTAAGCGTCAACACTTCCGTTCTAACCGCTCCGACAGTAACAGTCTCAATGCCGACGAACCCAGGTGCATATTACGCTGGTGGGGTCGTTGGTGCAACAAACTTGAATCAGCCATACAATCCGATCACACAGATTGTAGATTTGAACGGAAACTTCCTCGTACTTACAACGTACGGAACGGAAGGAATCACGCCTCCTCTAGCAGCAGCCAACGCCGCACCCGGCACAACCGCATCTGGATCCGGAGCAACGACTGTATGGACCGTAGTCGATCCGGCTGGATGGGGTATGCGTATTCTACCGATCCCAAGTCAAACAGGTGTCGTGTGGCAATTCAATATGGTTGCGCAAGGCAAACCACCGCGCTTCACCAGTATGGATCAGACTCTAGCACCAGTCCCCGATGAGTTCGAGCCGCACTTCAGAGCAGGATTCCTAGCACAACTGTATCGCTATTCGCCGGAGGCGAAGATGCGTCAGCGTGGCGAGCAGATGTGGAGCTATTGGCTCAGCTCTATTCGTAGTATGCGCCAAAAAGAAGACCGCGAATTAGAAGAATATGTATTCGTTACCGAGCGCGGCATTATGGGCGGCGGACGTAGTCGTAACCAAGGACCAACAGCCGCTTGGCCGTTCAATCAACCCCGCTGGTAATCAGGAAAACAGATGGCATTAACTTTATTCCAGTCTCAGAACTTCGCCGAAACGTTCTTGCAATATGCGCCATTCAACGTAGGCTTCGGGCAAGAACCGATGGTATCTGTGGCTTCGTTCATCCGCAGCACGATTATGAGTGCGCCTCTGACCTGGCCGTGGAATCGTAACGAGAATAGTACGATTTTTACGACTCCCGGCGTTCAGAACTATGCACTGGCAGTCACTGACTTCGGATTCCTCGAGAAAGTCAGTCTGCAGGTGGGCGCTAAGATCACGAACGTTCTAGGCAGCGGCACCGTCGCCACGATGACAGCGAACAACTCATTCGCAGTAGGTAACGTAATTACTATCACAGGACTGGCACACACGGCGTTTAACGGTGTGTTCACAGTCACCGCAGCAAACGGCACGTCGTTTCAGTTCGCATCAGCGACGGTACAGAGCAGCACAGCAGATTCAGGTACGGCAGTTACAGGCACCATTGTTGAGTTGAAGGATGCTTTGAACGTCGCACCTCTATCGGTCAGCAGCGATCTGCAGCGCCCATCAGCAGTATCTGTTATTACGCGCTCTGCAGGAGTCGTTAACTTAAGATTCCTAGGCGTGCCGAATAAGTATTATCAGGTAACAGTCACATATCAAAAACTGGCCGTTATCTTCGGGCCGTTCATTATCACTTCCGTAGCAAACGCAGTCGGTGGTAATACAACCTATACAGGCACATTTGATGTAGACGCGTTTCCGACCGGTGCTACAGCTCAGATCACGAACTTCGCAACGAGTGCGAACAATGGGTCGTTCACTGTAGTCTCAGTTAACGCGACGACACTCATCGTGGCAAATGGAGCCGGAACAGCAGTGACAGCCACCGGGTATGTATCCAACTTTGCCTGGGCACCAGTTCCGGATAACTACGCATTCATCTACAATACTCTATTCCTCGGCGAGATGATGGCATTAGAAGACGACGCTCGCGCACAGACTTATCGTCAGCGCGGCATGGCAGCTTTGTTGTCCAAAGCTGAAGGCTTGTCCGAAACTCAAAAAGACGTATTCATGCAACAGTGGATGGCTCGTGGAGTGGAGCAGCAAGGTATCACCCTACGTGCACAGATTGCTAACCAGCAAGGGAAACTAGCTTAATAATTGACAAACTCCGTAGAGTGTGGTAAACTATCGACATGATTGGACACCTTTATCGATATCCTCACCCGCACGATCCGACGCGATTTATCTACGTTGGACAGGGCGCGAAGCGTGATCAACATCATCGTGTGGGGAGATCATCCTTCGGACGGAGATTTAAAGTAGATTTTCCAAATATAGAATTACCTCAGCCGGTTCGAGAAACTATCGAGATCAAAACTCAGATCGAATTGAATGAGATGGAGACTATATGGATGTTTCAGTATCATACCTGGCGAGGATATCCAGATGGTATGAATTTGGTTATTCCAGGGGCGCAGGACTATAAGGTAGCAGGTAAGATTGGAGGACCCGTAGCTTTCAGACGACACGGAAATCCTCAAACTAAACAAGGGTCTATCAAAGGCGGAACAATAGCGGGTCGGAAAAATGCAGAGAGCGGGCATATGTCCGCTATAGGAAAACAATACGGTGGCCGATATGCAGATGTTCTCGATAAGTTCAGAACCCCGGAGTATCAGAGAGAACGAGGAATTAAAGGTGGTAAAGCTGCCGCAAAAATAAATGCCGAGACTGGATGGTCTACGAAACTAGGCAGTATATACGGTCCGGAAAACGCTCGTAAAATACCTCACGATATTAAAATGAAAGCATTGAATCAAGGACGTCATAATCGTTGGCACGTTAAACGCGGAATGATTTCCCCTTCTTGTAATCTCTGCAGTTCAAATTAAAGTATAAAATTCTCGGAGCATCATGGCTGGATTGTTGGCTCAATCTGGGGCGACGCCTCAGAAACAGCCGAAGTACGTACCGTTGTTTATTGATAGGTCGATGACAGGGCTGTATACTCAACGCTCTGTATTACACGATCCTTCGGACACTGTGACGGCGAAATTCTACGGAGGGAGACCAGATGCGCTCTGGATGGGTTCTAACGTAGAACTAACAAACAGATTGACCCTCCAACGTAGACCTGGTAATATCGCATTCTCAGCTGATTTGTATCCGACGCCCCCGCTGCGCACGTTCGCCTTTGAACTGACAGACGGAACAATCCGCGTTCTAGTCGACACCGGTAATTCAGGTACGTTGGCGATTACTTCGGCATCTAATGCGACCGGCTCGCCATTGACAACTGTTTATAACGGCACGTTTCCAGGCGCAATTAATAACGGATTTGTTGGTCTGCAAGTGCAGATAGCAGGCTTCGTCACTAACCCGGCGAACAATGGTACATATACGGTAACTGCATC